CATGTATTAAAGTATTAGCATGAGATATATTATCTTCAGTTGATGATAAAGCTATCATTCCATCTGCAGCAAGAAACTGTCCATTTATTTCATTGCATTTAGATACGATGGAATCTAAATTTTTTATTTTATAATTTCTATATCCTATTTTAATATCTTTCATTAATATCCAAATACTCTATCTGCAGGTGCAATATGTTTAGGTTCATTAGTTTTATCTATAAAATCTTGTCTGATAGGATGAACAGGTCTACTCATACAACCATATCTTAATGCATCATAAGCATGGTCTTCTGCATGTGTATCTACATCTTCAGGATTATTTTTATCTGTAGGTAACATAGGTAATGTTCTAATTAAATTAACACAATTATCTAAAACAAATAAAGATGGATATCCTGTATTTTCATCTAACTTTAATCTTTTATGTATTTCTAATTTACCTGCTATTCTACTTCTAGGACTTCTATCAGAAGGTCTCCAACGACATCCTTCTAGTATCATTGTCTCTGCAATACTCGGTCCTATATCACCTCGTCTTGCCCAAGTAGAACTATCAAGAACTCCGTATCTAATATACTCACCATGTTCTTGTTCTAAAACTTTTCTAGCAAATAAATCTGCTGTAATTTTTTTTGTATATAATTCTCTGTAAACAAATAAATTATTATCAAAATCTACTGCTATCCATAAACAACATGCAGGTGAACTATATCCCCAGTCACATGCTCTAAACCTCATCCAGTTTCTAGGAATATCAAAAGGTTTAATAACATGAACTTCTTTACTAAACTCTGGAAAAGAAGAATCTTCAAATGCTTCCCAGTTTCCATCTAAGAATTGTTTTCTTTGTACTTCCGGTAATGATGCTAACATTGCATAATAATCATCTGTTTGCATCAGATAAGGATTGTCTTCTAACTTTGCAGGTATAAATCTTCTAGATATTTTTTTAACACCTGTAGGAGTTTTAATATCTATATCAAACTTTGTGTTTGGTTTTGCAGGGTCAACAAACATTTGTTTAACCCATTGTGAACCTACATTTCCGGGATTGCCTGTTGCTCTCATGTAAACAGGAATCTCTGGGTCTACGCTTCGTAAAGAGGACCGAAGAAAATTATATATATCTTCGGTGGGGTATTGTGGAAGTTCGTCTATTCCAATCCAAGTATATGATTGTCCTTGGTAACGTAAAGCATCAGTTAAGTTTTCCGCATACCCAAACTCTATTCTAGCACCTGAAGGAAATTTCCATTCTTTTTCTTGTTCCCTCCATTTAGCACCGGGATAAGCTTTAGGATATAGTTGTTGTGAATGATTAATTAAATCTCTTAACTCAGGCATTGTACGTCTAATTAATAATGCTCTGTGTTTTTGTTTATCACAATAACGAAGTGGGTCAACCAACATTGCATATGATTTACCTCCACCTCTTGCTCCTCCGTAAAATACTTCTCTTTCGGATGATGCTAAAAATTCTGTTTGTGGTCCTTCATTAGGTTCAAAGATAACTTCTCTATCTTTGATAGCTTCTCTTATATTAGGAGTTGTTTCTTCAATCTTATCTTTTTCAATAAGTTGTTCTTTACCTTCTAATACATTATCAATTTTTTTTAATTTACTTTTTGTAGACCAATAATTATTTTGTGCTTTTTCTAGTTGCTCTTTTCTTTCACGCAATAAATCTTGTGCTGACTTACGAGCTTTTTTTTCTTTAATAGTTAAAGGAGTATTTAAATCTTTTACTCTTCTTCTACCAGATTTTTTTGGTTTAGGTTCGTCTACCAACCTTTATGTATTACCCTTTTTAGCACTTCTCTTAATCCCATACCTGTCAGCTTTCTACCTGTATGATGTGATAACCATTCTGCAGTTTCTCTGTAAGAACAATTATTTTCTATAAACTTTTTTGCTTTTTTAATTAACTCCATATGTTCTTCGTTTTGTATTAAAAAGTCAGGGTCTTCTTCTGATACTTCATAACCATAAGGAATTACTCTAGCATTTTTTCTTCTAGCTATTTTAATTTTTTCAGTCACTTTCTTTAGACAGTTTATCTGATAAAACCTTTGTTCCAGTTGGAGGTGCTACAAAATCTTGATAAAAATCTTTAGCACCAGATATACCTTCTTTTGCATAAACAGGTATAGCTGCCACTGTAGCAAGAACTCCTAATACTCCTGTTAGTTTTAATGTTGTAGCTATTGTTTTAAGAAAAGTAGGTGACTTAGTTATCATTACTGATGAACCACCTATACCTAATTTTTTTGGAGTATCTACTACAGTGTAATCTTTTCCTAATGTTCCTTTAACAAATGTATTTAATTCTGTTTGACTAAAAGGTTTTTGAAAAGTATTAGTTCCACCTTTTTTCATAAGGAATCCGTCTTTGTAAGGAACTCTTGTTTTACCCTCTGTGGAATCTCTAGCAGTAATAAAAGCTACACCATCATCTGATAACATATTTCCAATATTATTAACAACATTTTTTCTTTCTTGTATGTCATCTATAACATTTAATACCATATGATTAACTATGGCTTTTTGTGATTTAAGTCCTTCACCTTTTGCTAAAGTATTAACATTTATATAATCTGGATATCTACCTTTTGATTTTATAATTCTTTTTTCATCTACATAAGGTTCAAAAGATTTTGCATTTTTAGATAACTCTTTTGTGCCTGTACCTAATCCAGAACTATAATCTAAAACTTTATCTTTTATATTTAATTTACTTAATATACCACCATACTTTTTATAAGTATTTTTAGTAGTAGATATCTGTGTTTTACTAGCGTCTATTTTAATTTCTTCAGTCATTATTTTTTGGTGGTAATATAAATACTCCGTGTTGAACTTTAGCAGTAATATCTAATTTTTCTTTTTTGGATAAACCAACTCTATCTAATATTTGTTTGGCTGCCTCCATTCTAATATTAGCACCGGGTAAACTTCCGTCTTCATCTAAAGCATTAATCATACCCATACTTGCTCTAGGTGCAAAAGCAGCTAACTGTTCTTCTGCTCTTGTAATAATTTCATCTTTTAATGAACGTAGTGGTTGATGATAATCTGCATAACCTGCTATGTCTCCTGCTACTTTTGGATTGCCTCTTGCTTCACCAAACAGTGCAGTTAAAAATGTTTCTTGCTTTTCTGTTAAAGCTAATTCTTTTTTATTTTCAGGAACTAACATTTCGAACTTTTTGTAGATGTCTTTCTGTTCTTTCTTTTAACCATTCAGGAGATTTTCTAATCCCCATCTTTTCTTCCATTTGTCTTTCTTTCATTCCATTACGGGCAGACTCAATCATTTGGTCACGGCCTTTATGTTCGCCTCTTTCTATAAAGGCAAGTCTGGGTGCAGTTATCACCATCTCTACATTTTTATTTCGTAGTGGCTTTGTCCTATCTTTATACGATAGATACTCATCCCAGACTTTCCCCGTCTTCTTATTTCTATAAGAATATGTTGGCACTATTTTATTTTAATTGACCTTGGTTTTTTTTCTTCTGGTAGTTCTTGTTTTAATGTAATTGTAAGAATACCATTTTCCATTGTTGCGTCTGTAGGCTCTGTATATTCTGCTAGTGAAAAAGTTTTAAAAAACTTTTTAGTAGAAATACCTTTATACAGATAATCTTCATTATCAGATTCTACTTCACCTGTTACAGTTAATGTATTATCTTTAACATTAATATCAACATTATCTTTTTTAAAACCGGCTAGTGCAAAATCTATTTGCCACTCTCCATCATTTATCTTTTTAATGTTGTAGTGTGGAAATCCTTTGGCATCAGTATTGCTTACAATATCTAATGTATCAAAGAATCTATCAAACCCTACTGTGTAGGGCATATATTTATCTAGTGTAAAAGTCATGTATACCTCCTTGCTTTAAGCTAGATATTAACGACCCCGAAGGCATCGTCAAACTTTTTGTCTATTGTTTTCTATTATCTCTACGAACTCTGTGCCTTTAATTGCACGATATATATTACCTTTAGGCTGTACCTCGTTTAACATGTTTTTGAGACTTTGGTGGACTTTTCTTACTCCCACTAGGACCAGACCAAAGAACTTTATTAGCCCAATAAGCAGCACTTGTAGGACCTTTTGCAATATTTTTACCATGCCTTGCTTTAAAAGACTTCCTAGCTGCTGCACTGTAGTTATGGCCCATAGAAGCATCACCGAACCGAATAAGCCTTGGTTTGCCGTTTTCGAGTATACCGACTTTACCTTTCTTGCCACCTTCAGTGGTCCTGACTGCAGTATTGAATCTTTTAAGCCCATGCTTTTTAAGAAAGTTTTTTCTTTTTTCCGTTTCGCTTAGTGCCATTTTTTTTAGGTTTTAATTTTCCCACAGCAACCATAATCACTGTTTTTGGTTTTGATTTTTTTGTTCTGGTTCCATATGCCATTAGGCTTTACCTTTCATTGCTTTTTGAATAGCCATACCTCTAGTCTTTTCGTAAGATGATAACTTACCATCATTGTCAAGGTCAGCTTTTGCTGTGTCTAATCTAAATGTAGAAGTCCGATTATTACGATTATCGGACTTACCATTAAATTTCATATCTTTTGGACTTCTTAAATTCATTTCCAAATCGCTCCTATAATTATTAATACTGTAACTGCAATAATAAACCATTTGGCTTTCTTACTGAGTTTATTCCAGTAACCAAGTATTTTATCTTTCATGATACCCTCCTATACTTTCTTACTTTCTTTGCAATGCCCTTCGGTTGCTTCACAAACTGTTTGCCCTGCTTTGTTCCTTTTCGCTTTGCTCTTGTCGTTGCCGCATATTCTGCAGATGTCAGGCTCTTTATCGCTGCTTCTGGTAGATACCTTTCCCCGGTCTTGGAAGAAGGCTTCCCAGACTTTGTTCTCCATTTTTGTTTTGTCCAAGACTTAAGACTTCTTTGAGATTTTGCGAGTGCCATGTTTTCTTTTTAATTGTAGTTTTGCTCTTTTTGCTATTGCTGCTTGTTGCGGTTTACCACCGAATCTGCTTCTTTGTTCCATAACAGTGAGTATTTGAACTTTCCTAGCATACGGTTTATTAATCTTTTTAACCTTACGAGCAGTATTCTTTGCATCCTGTACTGATGCATATTTGATTCTAACTGTGTCTCTAGGATTCTCATCTGTATATAATCTCCTACCGGAGCCTTTTGGTTTCTTACCTGTTCCTACTTTTGGGTCTGCCATTAAAAACTTAATTTTAATCCTACTTTAACTTTATCTTTATCTGCAGAAAATTCTGTTTTTAAATCTTCTGTGAATGACTTGGATAAATTTAAACTAGCTTCTCCTTTGTTGTTAACGGTAAAAGAACTATTATATGTTTTACCACCAATCTTTAAACCTACTTTATTTGTACCGACTAACATCTTATCACTAAAAGGAACTTTACTAATAGCATTTTCTATTTTGGATTTAACATTTTTTGCAACAGGTGTATTTAATATTACACTTCCTGCAGCAGCGGTGACTG